CTGATGAGTGGTATTTATTTGGAGATATAGTAGCATGATTTTAGCAACACACGGAATAGTTGGGAGTCAGATAGTTCAATTAACGGGTTTTTTGCTTGATGATTATCCAAACGCATCGGTTGCCTATTCATTGCGATTGTTAAGAAGTGCATATACAGGTAGTGCTATTCGTGTGCGTAGGGCATCTGACAACACTGAGCAAAATATTGGATTTTCTAACAACCAATTGGATACATCAGCATTAACATCGTTTTGCAGCGGTACAAATGGCTTTGTAACAACTTGGTATGACCAAAGTGGTAACGGTAGAAATGCAACGCAAACAACGGCTGCAAATCAACCGCAGATTGTTAGTAGTGGTAATGTTTTAACGCAGAATGGGAAGCCTATTCTTAAGTTTAGCACATCCAACCAAATGAATACTTCAGAAATTAATGTTGATGGAGTAGATTCTTCATTTTTTATGACCTATAAAAAATCATCTGCTGGAGACAATGTTGTTTTATTAAAAGATGGAGGAAAGTTTATATGGCTCAACTATGGTAATATTCAATACTATGGTGATACTGATATAAATGATGCAGATTTTAATACGACTGACTATATGCTTGTCGGTGCTACAATGGATTATAATGTAAAATTAAATTGGTATAAAAATAATATTTTACAACAGACAAAGACCTCTAGTTTTGTAGCTAATCAAAGAATGACATCAATTTTTAATACTGGATTTGCAAGGGTTGAGTCATTTACAAATGAAATAATTATTTATGCATCAAATCAAGATTCAAATGCCAACGCAATCCAAACTAACATTAACGACTTTTATTCTATATACTAATGATAGGCTACAAATACATAACCGAAACCGAAGCAATAGCAGCACGTCAGCAATGTGACGCATATTATGGCATACCTAAAAGCCCTGATGACGTAACCCAACATTGGATTGATTACAACTTTGTAGAATTAAATGAGCCGCAATTTTGGTATATAACCTATGACGAATCTTTGATACCTATTTTAGGACAACCGACTGAATTTGAAGTAATACAACCTAACCCATTCGATGAAACTAACTGACACCAATGAAACTACCAATAACCTTTGACGAATTTAAAAGCGATCCAGCGAAGGCAATAACCTTTTTAATGTTGGTCGTTGTGAGTGTGCTATATTACCGTGCTGAACGCCAAAGTAAAGCCATCAATGACCGATGTGAGCAGCGGTTGGAGTTATGCGAAGCGAAGTTGGAAAAAATGTCAAAAATGTTAAAAACGCAAGATAGTTTGTGTTCTGCTTTAATTACTGAAATAAGCATTTATAAAAATTTAGGTAAGATATGAAACTACTTTACGCAATAGCAATAATAGCCTTAATTATGGCGGTGGCAATTGAACCTGATGTTGAGCAAAAAGCCGAAGAACAAATCCATCACTCGGAAATCATGTGCGATTCTGCTGCAATGGTTTTAGAGGAGATTCACAATTTGAACGATAGTTTGTTAATTGAAAAATATTTCTATGAAGTTAAGTGAGATTTTCAAAGGTGATAAAGGCGAATTTTCGTCCAAGAGATTTGTGGGTATTTTTGGGGCTTTGGTGCTTTTTGGCAGCCTGGTTTATTATAATACTCCTCAACTCGTGGAAGCAGTGGAGTTCGTCACGATATTTTCGTTAGGGTACACAGTAATTGATAAATATACAAATGGCAAGCAAGGATCCTAGACTAGAAAGAGCGGGAGAAGTTATAGGAAATTTTATATTTGTAAAAACAGAGCCTATAAAAAAGAATACAACATGGATTTGCAAATGTTCATGCGGAAATATCAAAAGATTTTGGAAAAAATCTGCTATATACAGACAAAAGACTTGCGGATGTGGAATTGATGAAGTTGGTTTTTCTGGTAAACAAGCAATATCTATAAAGTCTAGGATGCAAGGATATAAAAATGGAGCAAAGAAAAGAGGTTTTGATTGGTCTTTATCTTATGAAGATTTTGTAAGAATAAGTACAAAACCTTGTGTTTACTGTGGATCTGAGCCAAAAAAATGGGATTGTATGACTAATTCTCCTTCTTTGAGAAAGGATAGTCCAAATGTAAATCCTGGTGATTACGAAATACACTTTACAGGAATTGATAGATATAATTCTAAGCTTGGTTATACTGTAGAAAATTCAGTTCCTTGTTGTAAAAATTGCAATAGAGCAAAAAGCGATATGAGTTTTGATGAATTTAAAGAACATATTAAAAAGATATATCAATGGCTACACCACAAAGAATAAAAAATATTTTAAAAAAAGAAGGTTTATCTGGAGTAAATAAACCAAAATCTACTCCATCTCATCCAACAAAGAGTCACGTTGTATTGGCTAAAGAAGGTGAAAATTATAAACTTTTACGATTTGGTCAACAGGGCGTAAAGACTAACCAGACGGTAGGACAGCGCGAAGCGTTTGAGTCTCGTCACGCAAAGAATATAGCAAAAGGCAAGATGTCTGCTGCGTATTGGGCCTCAAAAACTAAATGGGCTCCAAGTAAGACTGCATCTCCAAGTAAAAAGTGGAAGAAGGGATGAAAGACGCTTGCTACAAAAAAGTAAAGGCACAGTACGACGTGTTTCCTAGTGCTAGGGCGTCTCAGGCAATAGCAAAGTGCAGAAAGTCTTCAGGAAATGTCAAGAAGACGGAGAAGGGAGCGAGCCTCAAGAGATGGGAAAGTGAAAAGTGGCAGGACACCAAGTCTGGCAAGGCATGTGGGGCTGGAGGTAAGAATGAGTACTGTAGACCAACTAAGAGAGTTAGCTCAAAGACTCCAGTCACAAAGTCTGAAATGTCAAGCTCTCAGCTATCAAAAAAGAAGGCAGAGAAGTCTGCTGTAGGAATGGGTAACAAAGTAAAACCAGTAAAGAAAAAATAATGGCAAAAAAAGAAAAACCATCGGCCAGTTCATGGTCTCCAAAGCCGTCAATAAAAAGACCGGGTGTTCACGCAAAGTCAAAGTCTAGTAAGCTAAAGTCTAGCAAGAACTACATCAAAAAGAGTAGGGGCCAGGGATAACAAAAATATATTATCTTTGCACAATGTCATATCAGAAGCTCCAGGCGGGACGTGCAGCAGCAGTTACGCCATCAGATACAGTAAATATACCGGCAGTTACCGGTGGAACTAATAACGGATGTGTTTTGTATGTTGGCGGTACCGGAACATTAAAGGTTACTACTATTGGTGGTGACGATGTTACGTTTACTGGAGTACCAACCGGAACATTTATCCCTGTTCACGTGGTAAGGGTTTGGGCAACCGGAACTTCAGCTACATCAATAGTGGCTCTATGGTAATCGGTATCGGCATACTTATTTAACATGCCAAAGAATAAGGTAGTAGCAAAAAACAATAGACCCGGATCCAATAAGGCTACCGGTAGAGACTATTCATACGACAAGAAGTACCAGTCAACGGAAGATAGAAAGAAGTACAGGGTTGAATTAAACAAGGCCAACAGAAAAGACGGCACATATGGAAATGGTGACGGAATGGACAAGAGCCACACCAAGTCTGGCAAGTTAGTCAACGAGTCGCAGTCTAAAAATAGAGCAAGAAATAGAGGTAAAAAATGAGATGGTTAATTATAACTTTACTACTGTCTGGGTGTTCGGCCAACTGGCACATGAAAAGAGTCTGCAAAAAGGACCCAATGCTATGCCAGCCGAAAAAGATAGTAGTACTAGACACAATAGTGTACACAGATACGCTAGAATTTTACGAGGAATACTTTACGGACGTACACGACACGATAGTAATTGACACTGGAAGCGTTACCGTTAAGATTATTAGAGAGCACGACATAATAAAGACTTACATCAAGCAGAAGCCAGATACAATAAGAATTACAAAGTCTGTTACAATGCCTCCGCAAATCGTTTATACTGAGTCGTGGTTTAAATGGTGGTATCTTTTGATTATATTTGCTATATTTGCACTTATAATCAAAATCAAATGAATACAATCACACAAGAAGAATTACAGTCTCTAAGAGACTTAAACCAGTCTGTGTCTAACCTAAAGACAATGATCGCAGACTATGACATCAAAAAGCATTACGCACTAGACAAGATTTTACGTCACGCTAACGAGTTGAATTCGTTATACGCTTCAATGGAAGAGAGGTACGGAAAGATCGAGATCAATCTTGAGACTGGAGAGTATGTTAATCAGGAAGATATCAATCGGGAGTGACTATAAAAACTCCATGAACTACCTGGTGGGTCAGCCTGTATTAAATAATACATACAAGATACACGACATTACTAGGGAGTCAAAGGGTGACGTTACCATATGGATCAAGAGTGAAGAGTCAGGCGAGATAATGCGCTGGAAAAACTTCAACTCAAACATGCCAATATCATTCGAGTACAACATAGACTTTTAATGAAATCTACTTACTACGTGCTGGTTGAACCAGTAGACGGAAAGGAGTACGCAAACCAGACCAAGGACGGGTTGATTCTTAATGTCAGCATAGAAGACTTTAAGTCAACCCAGCGCCTTGCGAGGGTGGTAGGCGTACCAGAGGCAATGAACTTTGACGTGTTAGTTGGCGACATTATTGTTGTCCACCATAACGTGTTTAGATCAAACTATGACATGAGGGGCAGGCTAAAGAAGTCTAACTACCTGATAGAAAATAGTCTTTACTACGTAGAGCCGGAGAGGGTGTACATGATAATGCGTGAAGGAGAGTGGAAGATGTTTGGCGACTACGCATTTGTTGAACCGGTAAAAAGAAGCACGGACGGATATCAAAGTAACTCAGCTATGTACGTTGAGATGGTTGGAAGAGTGTCTATGATCGATGAGTCTTTTGGTAGCGTTAATGTTGGGGACTTAATAACATTCCAGAAGGAGAGCGAGTACGAGTTCAGGATTAATGATCAGAAGTACTACAGGATACCAACCAAAAACATAGTAGCCGTATTATGACAACAAAAAACACTAGAGAAGAAATCATAAAGGCCGGAGAGATAGCAGTTAAGGAACTCATTAGGGTTGCTAAAGAGGAAATACTCACGGGGGATAAGGACAACGAGCTGGCTGCTGACAGGCTGAAGAATGCTGCTGCCACAAAGAAGTTGGCAATATTTGACGCGTTTGACATCTTGAATAGGATCGAGGACGAGCGAAATGTAATAGAGTCAATGCAGGGTGGCCAGAAGCAGGACAAGCCAAAGGGAGGGTTTGCTGAAAAGTTTAGTAAATGAGCAGCGACTACAAGCTATACGACAAGAAGGAAGCCTCCAGTATAGTTCCTGTATCTACGCTGAAGAAAAGAAACGATGAAAAGTCTTGGGAGTACGGGTACAACGAGGAGTATGACCTTGTTGTTATATCTAAGGATGGGACTATTGGAGACGTATACGTCATCAACTCGGTCAGAATCGCATTACCAGGCGTGCCAAAAGAAGTCGAGGACAGGGGAGACAGGTGGCACCCACAGGAGTACCCAAAAGAACTAGAAAAGGTAAAGACCATATTTGACTGGAATAGGAAGCCAAAGGAGTTTCATTCCAGGTGGGTAGACTACGTAGAGAGTGAGTTTGACAGGAGGGAGTACGGTTTTTGGTTTATGAACAATAAAAAGCCTACGTACATAACTGGCACTCACTACATGTACTTACAGTGGACCAAGATTGACGTCGGTCTTCCAGACTTTCGTGAGGCGAACAGGATTTTCTTTATATACTTTGAGGCGTGTAAGGCAGACAATAGATGCTTTGGTATGATATACCTAAAGAATCGTCGTTCTGGATTCTCGTTTATGAGCGCGTCTGAGATAGTCAACCAGGCAACTATGTCAAAGGACGCAAGGTTTGGAATACTATCCAAGACGGGAGACGACGCCAAAAAACTATTTACTGACAAGGTTGTTAATATATCAAACAACTATCCATTTTTCTTCAAGCCCATACAGGACGGTATGGACAGGCCAAAGACTGAGTTAGCCTACAGGGTTCCAGCCTCTAAGATCACAAAGAGGAGCATGGTCAAGATCGAGGACGAGGACATGGACGGCCTTAATACGACCATAGACTGGAAGAACACAGCAGACAACAGTTATGACGGAGAAAAGGTAAAACTTCTTATTCATGACGAGAGCGGAAAGTGGGTTCAGCCAAATAACATCCTAAATAACTGGCGAGTTACCAAGACGTGTCTTCGTTTGGGTAGCAGAATCATAGGAAAATGTATGATGGGCTCCACGTCAAACGCATTGGACAAGGGAGGAGGAAACTTCAAGAAGCTTTACGAGGACTCTGATCCTTCACAAAGGAACGACAACGGACAGACAAAGAGCGGACTGTACAGGCTATTTATTCCTATGGAGTGGAACTTTGAGGGATACATAGACGTTCATGGCATGCCTGTGTTTCATAAACCGAAGTCTCCAATTCGTGGAGTTGACGGCTCGATGATAAAGAACGGGGTTATTGACTACTGGGAGAACGAGGTTGCTTCATTAAAGTCTGACGCAGACGCACTAAACGAATTTTATAGGCAGTTCCCTAGAACCGAATCTCACGCGTTCAGGGACGAGAGCAAGGCAAGTATATTCAACCTTACTAAGATATATCAGCAGATCGACTACAATGGGTCTTTAATGCAGGACCGCGTGCTTACCCGTGGATACTTTCACTGGAAGGACGGAAAGAAGGACACGGAGGTAGTGTGGACCCCAGACAACAAGGGGAGGTTTATAGTGTCGTGGCTACCACCGGTTGGAATGAGAAACAACACAGTGAAACGTGGAGACTCATTCTATCCAGGCAATGAGCACGTAGGAAGCTTTGGTTGTGACCCGTATGACATATCTGGTGTAGTTGGGGGTGGTGGATCTAATGGTGCACTACACGGGCTTACCAAGTTTCACATGGACGACGGACCAAGTAATAGGTTCTTCCTTGAGTACATAGCAAGGCCGCAGACGGCTGAGATATTTTTCGAGGACGTGCTGATGGCATGCTTTTATTATGGGATGCCAGTTCTTGCGGAGAATAACAAGCCAAGGCTACTGTATCACTTCAAGAATAGGGGATATGAACAGGCCAGACAAGCAGAAGCATAACCTGTCTAAGACAGAAAAAGAGTTAGGCGGTATACCAAATACTTCGGAGGACGTAAAGCAGTCGCACGCATCAGCCATAGAGACCTACATAGAGAAGTATGTTGGCATAGACTTAGATGGGGTGTATAGGTCTTCTGACGAGATGGGTTACATGTATTTCAATAGGACTTTAGAGGACTGGGCTAGATTTGACATAAATAATCGTACAAGACATGACGCATCTATCAGTAGCGGACTAGCCATAATGGCGAACATGAGGCACGACTTTATCTCTGAAAAGAAGCAATCAAAAATAAGTGTTAAATTTGCAACATACAACAACAAAGGTTACTCTAGCGAGATCATAAAGTAGATGGAAAAAGCACAACTTGTACCGTATAGTACGTTCCCAAACAATACAGCCACAGAGCAAGAAAAAGCGTCTATGGAGTATGGCCTACAGGTCGGACTCTCTATTCAGTACGAGTGGTTTAAAAGAACATCAAATAGCTGTAGATACTACGACCAGTGGATCGAGTATAACAGGCTAAGACTTTATGCTAGAGGAGAGCAGTCTATCGCAAAGTACAAAAAAGAGTTTGCTGTAGACGGAGACCTTTCGTATCTTAACCTAAACTGGGAGCCAGTACCAATCATACCTAAGTTTGTTGACATCGTAGTAAACGGTATATCAAACCGTATGTACGACGTTAAAGCATCTGCCCAGGACCGCCTTTCTTCTAAGAAGAGAAATGACTATCGAAGAATGGTAGAGGCTGACATGCTTGCGAAGGACTTATTGAACCAGGTCAAGAATGATTTTGGCGTAGACGCATTTAACGTAAACCCAGACGAGTTACCAGAGAACAACGACGAGTTGAATCTGTACATGCAGCTTAACTACAAGCCAGGCATAGAGATCGCTGAGGAGCAGGCAATTAGAACTATTCTAAATAACAACGACTACGAGGACACCAAGAAGCGTATCGACTATGACATCGCTGTTCTTGGTATTGGAATGGTTAAGCATACGTTCTGTCCTAATAGGGGTGTTAAGGTTGACTACGTAGACCCTGCTGCTGTTGTGTATTCTTACACAGACTCTCCGACGTTTGACGACTGCTTTTACTTTGGCGAGATCAAGCGCGTACACATATCAGAGGTTAAGAAGATGTACCCAGACATTTCTGAAGAGGACATCGAAGAGATCAGTAACTACAGCTACACGTGGTATCAGGACTATGGAGCTATACGCCCATACATAGACAGTGTATTTGAAAAAGAGATAGTAAACCTATTGTTCTTTAACTACAAGACAGACAAGAAGTTTGTATATAAGAAGAAGTTTTTGGACAATGGTGGCGAAAGAGTTATCAGAAGAGACGAGAACTTTAATCCTCCACAAGAAGAGGACGCTAAGTACGAGAGAATAGAAAAGGTTATTGACGTTTGGTACAAGGGCGTGATGGTCCTTGGAACCAATAAGTTGTTGGAGTGGGACATGATGAAGAACATGGTCCGTCCAAAGTCTGCGTCACATTCAGCGGTTCCAGAATACGTGTGTGTTGCTCCAAGAATGTACCGTGGAGTAATCGAGTCTTTGGTTCGTAGAATGGTTGGATTTGCTGACTTGATTCAGTTGACTCATTTGAAATTACAGCAGGTGATTTCTCGTATGGTTCCAGACGGTGTGTACATAGACGCTGATGGGTTGAACGAGGTGGACCTTGGTAATGGATCAAACTACAACCCAGAAGAAGCGCTTAAGTTGTACTTCCAGACCGGTAGCGTGATTGGTAGGTCTTTCACTCAAGACGGAGAGTTTAACAATGCCAGAATTCCTATCCAGGAGTTGGGTACTAGCTCTGGACAGTCTAAGATTGCCAGCTTGGTTAGTTCTTACAATCACTACCTTGGAATGATTCGTGACGTTACCGGACTTAACGAGGCAAGAGACGGATCTAGCCCAGACCCAAATGCATTGGTTGGTGTTCAGAAGTTGGCTGCGTTGAATTCAAACACGGCAACTAGACACATCCTAGAGGGCGGTCTGTTTATTACAAGAAAGTTAGCAGAGGCAATCTCTTTGAGAATTTCTGACATACTTGAATATTCAGACACAAGAGAACAGTTGATATACCAGATCGGTGCGCACAACACAGAGATCTTAGAGGACATCAAGGACTTGCACCTGCATGACTTTGGTATTAAGATTGAGGTAGCTCCAGACGAAGAAGAAAAGGCACAGATGGAGGCTAACATTCAAGTGGCTCTTTCTACGGGCCAGATTACTCTTGAGGACGCTATAGACATTAGAGAACTCAAGAACGTTAAGCTTGCAAATGAGTTGCTAAAGGTCAAGAGAAAGAACAAGGAGAAGAAGGACATGGAGATGGAGCAGCAGAAAATGCAGATGCAGACAGAGTCCAACGTACAGTCTTCTCAGGCAGCTGCCCAGGCCAAGATGCAGCAAATACAGATGGAGTCTCAGGCTAAAATGGAATTGAAGAGGGCTGAGTCTGAGTACGATATCGTTAAGATGCAGAAGGAAGCAGAGATGAAGTTAATGCTTATGGACAAGGAGTTCCAGTACCAGATGGCGTTGGCCGAGATAAATGCAAACGCACAGAAGAGTATTAGCGACGTAAAGGAAAAGGCAAAGGACGAGAGGATAAACTTGCAGAGTTCTAACCAGTCAAAACTTATAGACCAGAGAAAGAAGGACTTACCTCCGATGAACTTTGAGTCTAACGAGGACAGTCTAGACGGGTTTGAATTATCTGAATTTGAGCCTAGATAAATATTTATATTATATTTGCAAAAAATAAAATCAAATTATGAGTGAATTTAAGGTACGTGTTCTTGACGCTGAAGAAGAAAAGAGCGTCCAGGAGTTGGAGGAACAGCTTCTAGGAGATCACGAAGAAAAAGTGAGCACTGAGCAAGAAAGCCAGGTGCAAAACGAAGACAAGCAAGAAAGCCAGGAGCAGGCTCCGGTTATCGAGCTAAAAGAAGAAGACGTTCTTTCATTTATTAAGAATAGATACAACAAGGAGATTAATACATTTGAGGAGTTGCTTACTGAGCGAGAGGTTCAGGCAGAGTTACCAGAGGATGTGTCAGCCTTCTTGAAGTATAAACAAGAAACGGGCCGAGGTATTCAGGACTTTATTGCATTAAATAGAGACCTTAGTAACGAAGACCCACAAAAACTGCTACTCCAATTCTACAAGGAGACACAGCCAGAGCTAGACGACGAAGACATTGTCTTTGACATACAGCAACGGTTCTCTTATGACGAGATGTTGGACGATGAGACCGACGTTAGACAGAAGAAGGTAGCAATGAAAAAAGAACTTGCAAAGGCTAAAGAGCACTTTGAAAAACTGAAGGAGCAGTATAAGATTCCAGTCGAGCGGGCTGGTTTCGGTGCTTCGGACGAAGAAAAAGAGCAATACGAAGCCTTTAAGAGTCAAGCCCAAAAAGCTAGAGAGCTACAACAAGAGCAGGTAAAACGTTCTGAGTTCTTTGCGCAAAAGACAAACGAATTGTTCGGAAATGAATTCAAAGGTTTTGAGTTCGACATTGAAGACAAGAGAGTTGCCTTTAAGCCTGCTGATGCAGACACGCTAAAGAAATCTCAAAGTGACGTGAGCACTTTCTTCCAGAAATTCTTGGACGAGAGTGGGTACGTTAAGGACGCCGCTGCTTATCATAGGGCGATAGCTGTTGCAATGAATCCAGACTCATTCGCAAAATACTTCTACGACAAAGGAAAATCTGATGCGGTAGACGAAGTTGCGAGAGAATCAAAGAATATAGACATGAACGTAAAACGCGTTCCAGAATCTGTAAGCAAGTCAGGACTCAGGATAACAGCCTTGGACAGTGGATCTAGCGGAAAACTGATTATAAAAAGCAAAAAATAAAAACTAAAAAACAAAAAAAATGGCTGGATCTGTATCCGCGGTGCCTGGGTTTTCATTAACCCCCTCCGCATCTAAAACTGCGTTGCCTAGCAACTACATCACTAACTTCGACTTCTTGAATCAGTATCTTCCTGATACTTACGAGAAAGAATTCGAGCGTTACGGTAATCGTTCTATCGCTTCTTTCTTGAGAGCGGTTGGAGCTGAATTGCCTTCTAACTCTGACTTGATCAAGTGGAACGAGCATGGTCGTTTACACACACAGTACACTGGCGTAGCTACTACTGGTGCTGTATCAAGCGGTACTCAAACTTTTGACATTGGAACTGGAACTTGCGTGTTCCGTGTAGGTCAAACTGTAATCTTGTCTTCTGCTACTGCTGCTAAGACTGTAAAGGGTATTGTTGTTGCATTGCCAGCAGCTGACACATTCACAGTTGCTTACTACAGTGCAACTTCTCCTGGTTTCACTCACACAACTTCTGACGTCGTAGCATTCGTTTACGGTTCTGAGTTCAAGAAGGGTGCAAACGGTATGGACGGTTCTTTGGAATCTCAACCAAACATCTTCAGCAACAAGCCAATCATCATCAAGGACAAGTACACTGTATCTGGTTCTGACATGGCTCAAATCGGATGGGTAGAAGTTTCTACTGAAAATGGTGCTACCGGTTACTTGTGGTACATCAAGTCTGAGCATGAGACTCGTTTGCGTTTTGAAGACTACATGGAAATGTCTATGGTAGAAGCTGAGCCAGCTGCAAGCGGTTCTGGTGCTGCTACACAAACTACTGCTACTCAGGTTGGTACTGAAGGATCTGAAGGTCTTTTCTACGTTATCGAGAACCGTGGTAACTTGTGGTCTGGTGGAAACCCATCTACTTTGGCTGACTTCGACGCTGTAATCGAGCGTTTGGACAAGCAAGGCGCTATCCAAGAGAACGCATTGTTCATTAACCGTCAATTCGGATTCGACATCGACGACATGTTGGCTACCCAAAACAGTACTGGTACTGGTGGAACTAGCTACGGTTTGTTCGATAACGACGAGAAGATGGCTTTGAACTTAGGTTTCTCTGGCTTCAAGCGTGGATACGAGTTCTACAAGACTGACTGGAAGTACTTGAACGATCCTACACTTCGTGGTGGATTATCTACTGCTGCTGGTCGCGTTAACGGTGTATTGGTTCCTGCTGGTTCTATGAACGTTTACGATCAAGTAATGGGTAAAAACGCTCGTCGTCCATTCTTGCACGTTCGTTACAGAGCTTCTGAGAATGAGGACCGTCGCTACAAGACTTGGATCGTAGGATCTGCTGGTGGTGCTTCTAACACTGACTTCGACGGAATGAATGTTCACTTCTTGTCTGAGCGTGCATTGTGCACCATGGGAGCTAACAACTTCTTCTTATTTGAAAACTAAGAGATAGTTATACCTTAAAATAAACGGGGGTCAATGGCCTCCGTTTTTTTTGTTATATTTGCA